AATTATCTTTTAGTAGTTTATCATCACTTGATGACCATCTTTTGTAATCATTATCGTATATCCACATATTACTTATTAACTTTTAATTTCCAAACCGCTGTCTTACTGTCTAATACAACTTCACTTTCAATGATCTTAACTTTGGACTTTTTAAGCACTCTTTTAAGATTAGAAACAAAATCTTCATATTGATAAATATCAGATATATAATCAGCTATATCAATCTCAAAGTTATTTTGCTCAGTAAATATCAGATTATAGATTAAATCATCAGTATTTCTAGCAATATCTATATTATCCACTTGTAAAAAATATAATTTTCACAGTATATATTAAAACTTTATCCTTCTCAAATGAATATAAGGTAAGAAGTATATTGCGATATATACTTAAAAAAAATTATCCTCTTTTAATGAGTAAAGGTAAAGCAGAAGTTAAGAACCAAATCAACGAAGGAATTCAAGATTTTGAGTTCAAAAAAGGTGTCAGAAAGAAGAATTCTCTAACAAAAGAAGAGTTCACTAGAACATCAAGTAGTGTTCAACTAACACCAAGACAACACGATTTATACAAAGGTATAAGGAATAGCATACTTACCGTCGCACATGGACCCGCTGGAACATCTAAAACATTTACAACTTGTTACGCAGCATTAGCATTATTAGCGGATAAGAAAATAGAAAGAATAATTATCACAAAGCCAATTCAAGAAAGTGGTGAACAATTAGGATTTCTACCAGGATCAATGGAAGATAAACTATTCCCATATAAACAATCTTATTATACTACTTTTTGTAAAATAATAGGTAAAGCTAATACAGACTTCCTATTTGGATCAGAAGAAATTAAATTTGAACCACTTGCTTATATGAGAGGATCAACCTATGATGATTGTATAATGCTTTTAGATGAATGTCAAAATGCATCAATCAAACAGTTAATGCTATGGGCAACTAGATTAGGAAAGAACTCAAAAGCTGTTATGATGGGTGATACATCACAATATGATGTTAGAAAGAAAGACTCTGGTTATAATGACTTTATAAAGATGGTCGGTGGAAAATCCGAAAATGGATTTGAAAAAGATGGAATGAGTGATCTTTTCCTATTTGAATTTACAAATGGTGATATTGTTAGAAATAAATTCCTTATTGAATTAGCAAATAGATACGATAAATATAGATCAGTGCATGAGAATTGATTAAAAAAAGCCCTTAAAGGGCTTTTTTTAATTCCAAGCATCGTCATCATCAGGCTCCATTTCCCAATCATCACTTTCTCTTTCTTCTCTTCGCTCTGGTTCTAACATACCATTACTCTGAACAAGTTTATAGATTGACTTAAAAGTCGGTGTATTTGAGAATGTACCCGATTTAGGATCATAAAATTTAAAAGTATCTAAATACGGATAGTAGTCTAACTTATGATTTTCTAAATTAACCTTTAGTTCCATCACAACATGCTTATTATCAACTAGGAAATGTATCTCAGTTTTAGCACTCTGATCATATTTAGTTATATAACCATTTTCTTTGGCCCAGTCCTTGAATGTGTTTGTATCATAATCAAAGAATGTATAAATTCTATCCATGAACTTATATTCCTTCCCAGTATTAACATCGATAACTTTATCCCAAAGCAATGCTCTTGCTCTAACCTTACCATCCTCAGAAAGTGATACTAACATTTTAACAGAATCATCATTGACACAGTATAGTTCCATGAACTTATTTCGCTCTCTCTGACGCATACAAGAATTCCATAGACTTCCATATCGAGATCCCTCCATAGAAAAGTAATTAGACTCTAAGTAGTATTTTCTGATATCATCCCCAGATACAACAACTAAGTTAGATGATTCTTTTGAAAAGTAAGACTTATATGAATTGACAAACTTCTCTAGTTCAGCCTCAACATTATATCTATCAATTGATATTCTATTGATAGTTCTCATTACGAATCTCCCTATTCTTGTTTTAACTCTAAGCGAGTTATTCCACACATCATCGACCTTATCATATTTACCAATAGGTAGATATGAGATAACATCAATACCATCATCCTCAATTTTGATATAATTACCAATTTCGATAAGATGTGTAGATCCACCACTAATTAAAATTTGCGAAATAATATAATTTCTACTAGAAAATTGTAGAAATGAGATTATAGGTTTTTCAAAAATAAGCATATGTTTATTTAATATATAGTTTTATGAAGTTTATATTAGAGTACAAATCATTCTATAATGAAGGTGATATAGTCCTTGTTGAATACTGGTACAATGACATGATAACACCCTGCAAGATTATAGAAAAAGTTTCTAAAAAGTCCTTTAAAGTTAGTCATAATATTCCACAATCAAAAATTAAAAATGCACCTGATGAGATAATTAAAACAAGCGATATAATTGATATCGCTCGTTCTTAAAGATCCACCACTTTACCCTTTAGGTATTCATACATAGTTTCATCAAATGTTGAACTCATATCTAAATATTGATCTTTCAAAATTTGAAGTTCTGACCAAGTAAAGGTATCACTTACAAACTTATCAACCAACCAAGTATATTTATCAGTAGTATCAATCTTATCAGTTGGTAAATAGATACCATTAACACACTCATAGTTTTTATTAAACTCTCGAGTAAAATCAACTAAGCTACCATCACCTTTATCATAGTATGATTTACCGCTTAAATTTAAATTTTTGTCTTTTTTTTTATTATCACCTCTACGAGTCTTTTTTCGACTGTAATTGCTAGGATATGTACCCTGTGTTGCATACTCACCATCATCATCATAATTCCACGTACTATTATGATAATTTCTTCTCTTATAATTACTATTATAAGACTTATATTCTTTAACAGCAGGATTTCTTTCAACTGGTAGATTATGCCAATCAACTTTAGTACACGCATCAGCAAGTGCAACTAAGTGTTTTATATCTTGTCTCTCACCAGTAGTATGCTCACTGTAATAACCAACAGATACGTTGGTACACTCTGGAATAATACCAGTAAACTCAGCAGAGTCAGTATAGACACCACCTGTATCTTTAGAATATGATAAGCCAGATTTATTTAATTCACTACATAGTTTATTAGCAAATGCATCAGAACAACATCTTGTTGAAGATTGATATGTAATAATTGATCCGGTACCTCTTCTATCGAAAGAGATGATTCGATCATACTTACCTTTAAAATTCTCATGTTTAGAAACAAGTCCAGATCCAACACAACCAACTTCCTCACCAATAAAGAAGTAATATGTTCCAGGAATTTTATTCTTAATCATCCATAACATAATAGTCACACCTGCTTTATCATCAGCACCTAGTGTAGTCTTACCATCTGTTTTTATAATATCACCATCAAATACATGCGTAACACCTACATAATCTTTAGATACAGTGTCAAGGTGTGATGCAAATATAGTTCTGGTCTCGCCAATGTTGTAGAAATAGTTACCATGTGAGTCTTTACTAAGACCATCTGGGAAAATTCCTGTATGTTTCATTTGATCAATAAGATCATCTTCATAACCAAATGGATATGTTTTAGATGTTAATCTTAAAAAGGTCTCAAATACAAACTCGGATACTTTATTCATTTTCTGAAATATTTATACAAATATAATACTTTTTAGGAGAAAAACAAAATTTTACTATATAATAAATAAGCTGTTCAATAACTTATGTCGGGTATCATCAGGATACCATTGAGATTTAGAAATGAATCAAAGATATAGGTAAAAAAATAAAATGAATAACATGAAATCTGGTATTTACAAAATTACCAATAAGAGGACTGAAGTATCATATATAGGCTCATCTATAGATATTAATGACAGGTTCAACCAACACATCAGACAATTAAACTCAAATTCTCATTATAATGATAAGTTTCAGAAGGCTTGGAATAAATACGGTCAATCTGAATTTATATTTGAAGTAATTGAATATGTTGAAATAGAGTATCTCCTAATAAAAGAACAATACTATTTGGATAATTTACTATTTGCAAATGAAAATAACGATAAATTCTCACTTTTAGCATATAATATAAACAGAAACTCGAATAATACTTTAGGTTTTAAATTTTCCGAAGAATCTAAAGAAAAGATGTCGCAATCTAAATTAAAATATAAAAAAGAATTATTCATTCCTTCTGAGGAAGAGATAGAAAAATCAATTTATCATATTGAAGGTTACCCAGTAACTCAAAATAAAGATATAAACAATCCATTTTTTGGTAAAACTCACACAGACGAAAGTAAATTTATAATGTCTGAGAAAAAAAGAGGAGAAAATAACTTTTTTTATAAAAAAAAGGGACCAATGTATGGCAAAAAACAAACACCTAACTCAAAAAGGAAAATATCGGTTGCGAATAGTGGTAAAAATAATAAAAAATCTAAACCTATTTTACAAATAGATCTAAATGGTAATATTGTAAAAATTTGGGATTCTTCAGGACAAGCTGCTAAAATTTTAGGAATATCACAAGCTAATATAAACCAATGTTGTAATAATAAAAGAAGAACAGCCAATGGATACAAATGGCAATTTAAATGTATGTGAAATCTATGTTAATTTTTGATGGTAAGTTATCATTGAATAAAATATAGGTTAAAAAATAAATAAATAATTATGAAAACAAAATTAAAAAAAGAGTGTAAAAATCCAGGAGCCTGGTTAGTCAATCCAAAAGATCGAGGTAGACTGTCAATAAAAAATGGAAAATGTTTTCTAGAAGATAATTCGTATTTTGAAATCGAATTATTTAACCCACTAACCGTTTCAGCTCTTGCTGATATTAAATTAAACGGACAATCAATCTCAAAAACAGGACTAGTAGTAAAACCAGGACAAAGGATTTATCTAGATTGCTTTATTGATGATAGAAAAAAATTCAAGTTTTCAACTTACGAAATTGAAAACTCTGGAGAAGCATTAGACGCAACTCAAAATAATGGTCTCTTAGAAGTTTTCTTTTATAAAGAAGATGTTATTACTTTAGATAACTGGCAAAAAAGATTTGATAGAATTATTGTAGAAAAGCACTATTATCCTTATAATCCAAATCCTTGGTATAATCCGTATTACGGAAATGGCACAATAACAACTAGTATAACTGACCCCGGAATAGTAACAAGTAATAATAACACATACGCAACGAACTTAGGTATCTCAACAAATAATTGTACATCAGGAAACATTGATTTATCTAACTGTATTGGAACTTTAACTACATCCAATAATATGACATCTATAAATACGTCAATTGAGACAGGTAGAGTGGAGAAAGGATCATCATCTTCTCAAAAATTCACAGAAGTTGATATGGATTTCGAAAAGAACTATATCTCATCAACTATAATTCAAATACTCCCAGAAAGTAGAAAACCTGCTGAAATTAAAGATGTTAAAGAAATTAATCTACAAGGTAAGGTAAAAGTAAATGGAGTTGAGTTAAAGGATCTCTTGAAAAGAGAATCCGATGATGTAATAGATTTAATAAAAAAACTTGCAGATTTACACTCAGCTGGAATATTAACTGATGAAGAGTTTTCGGCTAAAAAGACAGAACTATTATCTAAAATAT